TAAGAACCCCTTTGCGTCGATCCACTGCCCATCGCGCACCCAGCGTCCGGCACGATTGACGGCAGGCTTCATGTCCGGTGTGATGAAGCACCCGCACTTCGCATTCGGGCAGAGCATCATGGCGCTCTCACCAGCGGTCAGCGCGTCCTTCGTGTTGCGGTCATAGCGCAGTAACGAGAAGTCAGGCTCGAACCAATGGCCGCAGTGCGGGCAGCACCAGAACCACCGACGCCGATCGCCACGGTTGTAGAGCGCCAGCACGCCCTTGCACGGCGGCGCCTCATGAGGCGTTGCACGTATCCACTTCGGGTTGTCGACGATGAAGCCGGGAGATGACTCGGCCACGGTCATTGCCGATCCGCCAAAGGTCGTCGTCCGCTTGCGAGCAAGGTCGAAGGGTGAGCCCTCGCCATCGACGTTCTGCGGCATCCGGTCATAGTCCGTGAGCCACACGCGCGGGACCGGACGGCCTGACAGCTCGTTGATCGCCGGCCACGACAGGGTGACCAACATCCCCGACCGATACTGCTTGTCGAACACATTGTCGGAGTGCGCGCCTGGCAGTAGGCGCGATCCCACCTCAGTCGTGTGATCGTGCAGACGATCGAGACGGCGCTTGCTGAAGTCGCGCGATGTCGTCTGCGACGTCTGATAGAGGATCATGTCCATCGGGTCGCAGATGACCGAGTGCGTGACCCAGTTGAGCCACAGGTCGGTGTTGTGCGTCGGCACCATCTGCCGGCCGCACAGGAAGAGGTGGCTTGATGCATCCACGGCGATGCAGCGCACGGGCACTGACTCGACCGGCTCGATGGCGTGGATGAAGCGACGCGACGTGTGGCCCTTGCGGCGTCGCATAAGGCGCAGTTCGGCGCTTATGAACTTCCTGATCTGGCGCGAGAGCGAGAAGCAATCGTCAGGCTCATACGGCATGAAATACATGCGATGAGATGTCCTGCATTGGTGGCGCTCACCATCCTTCGTGTAGAAGGCGTCCTTGCTATTAAAGCCGACCTTGTAGCCCAACGACACGAGCAGTTCATAGATATCGTTCGCCAGCTCTGCATACGAACTGCTGATCGAAACCCGTGCTGCTTGCTCAACATGCCCGTCGGTGTCCATCAGGCCACGCAGCAACGCACGACGTTGTGCTTCAGAGGCACGCAGATAGAGCGGAGGAATTCGCTTGGGAGCAGGTGATGAGCCGCAAAAGCCCAAGCGTTTCAACCGGCTCACCAACGTCTCTCCGTCGAGAGTGATCGTTGCCCGGTCTGCAGTCTGCTGCGAGTTGCCCTTGCCGGGGAACACCCTGCAGACACCGCCCGCTTCACGAACTCGCGCCGCGATCTCTTCACTGTCCTTGGGGTTCAACGTGAGCGAGCCAGAATGCGTTGAGCCGTCACCGAGCCAAAGACCTAGGACATAGGGCGGAACGTCAAGCTGAACCTCAGGCAACTGCAGGGGCTTCGCAACGTCAATCGAATAGCGATAGCGCACCCTCCCGTTGGAGGTTGGTACTTTGTATCCCTCGAACATCTGCCCCGTGGTCTTCACCCTCGACGCACGCGGATCGGGAGCCCACATGTCGCACACCTGCCAGCGGTGCGCCTCGTCAGTAATGACCTCGCTCTTGTCATCGAACGTGATCCGGTAGCAGGGTCGCCCCAAGAACACTGGCGTCGCCTTCAGCACTGAACAGGGCAAGCCTTGATCGTCGAAAACCACGTCGCCGACCTGCAACGCACCCATCGTCGTCCATCCGCTCGGCGTCGCAATCGGTGTGTCGACGTGAATCGGCTTGCCGCTCTGCGCGGGCCCCACGAACACCATCGAGTCAAACTCGCGACTCGTCAGCACGTTCATTGGCTCAACGAGGTAAGGCGTCGTCTCGTTCAGCCAAGGTCCAGCGTAGGCCCCTGCGTTGTTCAAGCGACGGTACTTCGCAGCCGACTCGCTGACCGTCAATCGCTCAGGCGGGCGCAACCCGTCCTGCACGAAGTCGACCATGATCGAGCCAAGAGACGCGTTCATTGCCATAACTCGTCATTAACAGCACGCACGACTTGGCGTCCTACCCATGTCGCAGCCGCCATGAAACCCATCGGCATCCACTCAAGACCGCGCTTCCTCAGTGCGATTGCAAGCAATATGTGCAGGTGGTCAGGCGGCTTCTTCATGACATCGCTCATAGGTCCAACCCGTCGCCAACGATCTGCCGTGCCGGGCTGTTCTCGTACAGGTCCTGACGATCGCCCGAACCCTTGTAGTCCTTGAAGGCCTCAATGACAGAACGCTGCAGCTCTGTCAGAAGCTGATCGAGAAGATGCTGCACCACCCGACGCTGCTCTTCCGTGAGCGGTGCCATTCGGTCCACCTGATCGGTCGCAAGCACAAGGCGTTGCCGCACCAGCATGACGAACTGGCCGATCACGGCTTGCACGCGGTGCGTATGCCACAGGTTGCCGGCCTTCTCTTCAAACGACTGGCGCGCCTCTTGCGCGTCCCAGAACGCCTTCTGCAAGGCAGGTGGAAGGTCCTTCGGCTTCAGCCCCTTGATGTAGGTCTCAATATCAAGCGCCGGCTCGACGATCCGGGGCGCCACGTCGGCCACGGCATAGGTCGGAGTGCGGCCACGCTTACCGACGGGTTTCAGCGTGCTGACAGCCTCGACCATTGCCGGGCGCTTGACCCGGAACAAGGTCGCCAGCTCCACAGCCGTAAGGCCTGACAGCATGTGGCGAAGAAGATCAGCGGGGGTAGTAACCGCGCCGATGGCCTCAAGGTCCTCAAGGACCGCATCGTCAAGCATGGGCCCGTTCATCGCTTGCCTCGCTTGCTGAGACGCTTCCTGACAAGGCCGTGCATCACGTCCAGCGGTAGCGCGATAAGCGCCTCGACGTGATACGAGACATAAGGCGGGGTCGGCCGGCTTTTCGCCTTCATCGCGGCATAGTTGGAGTAGCTGATACCGAGCACGGCGGCGCACTCGATGGCGCCGCGCAGCAAATGCTCTTCAAGCCGATGAAGTGGCGTCTGCATGGCAGACGTTTATATCGTGCGTTGTATTCTCTTGACAAATAAAAATGGGCCCGGCGTGTTGCGACACCGGGCCAAACTTCAAACTTCACGCTTAGGAAACCCCGGCAACTGCCTACTGATCACCGAGGTGGGAGTACCTTAAAACTGAGGCAGCGACGGGTCAAGTGAGTGGGCTCTTGCAACGTACTTCTTCATTGCGTTCAAAAGCCCCTCGTGCGTGTAGTTTTTTGTCTCTATGCAGTCGGCGATGTCGTCATCGAGCGTGCCACGCGTGAAGATGAAGAACTCGTTGACGAAGGGCGACGGTTGACCCGGACGCTGCAGACGCTTCAACAGTTGCAGGTAGAGTCCAAGCGAGTAGGCAATGCCATAGCGCACGAGGTTGTGGCCGCCGAACTGGATGTTGACCCCATGACCGCCCGATCTCGGGTGAATCAGCATCATCCGAAGCTTGCCGTCGTTCCAGGCGTTTTCGGTTTGCTTGTCATCGTCGAAGATGGCCGCACCAAACTCGCGAGCAATCAAGTCCCGGTCGTGCTGAAACTCATAGGCCACCAACAACGGGTTGCCCTGGGCCTCGTCGTAGATCAACTGCAGCTCTTCGAGCTTGTGGCGATGAATGACGTGGGTCTGCCGGTACTCGTCGTACACCTGCCCATTCGACAGTTGGGCCAGCTTCTGATTGACGGCCGCAGCCGACTGCGCCCTGATGACTGATCCGTCTGATAGCTTGACCAGGGCCTTCGATTGCATCCGCTCATAGAGCGCGCGCTCTGCCGGGCTCATGTCGACGTAGCGCATGACCCGGTTCACCTTCGGCAGGTTGAGATAGTCATCGGCGCGCAAGGTGAAGGTGATGTCCTTGATGCGCTCATGGATCGCATGCTTCGCTGCCTTCGACAGCGGGACGTACTTGGCCTGCTCAGGGCTGCCGATGTTCTTGAAGTACGTCGACAGGTACTCACCCACCGATGGGAACAGGCGATGACCACCATCGAGCAGATAGAACTGACTCCACAGGTGGTGATAGCCCTCCGTGGCCGGCGTGCCCGTCAACTCGATGACGTAGTTCGCGAGACGCGCGATACGTCGCATGACCTTGAACCGCTTGCTGTCGCGGTTCTTGAACAGGTCGGCCTCGTCGATGATGACGACATCGAACGGGGAGCGCTTCTTGTCGCCCGTCGTGACTAGCAACTTGTAGTGCATGAGCACACGTTCCAGCCACTGCAGGTTGTCGGCGTTGATGAGATAGATGTCAGCCTTCTTACGCAGCGCCGCCAAGCGTTCCTTCTCGCTACCGATCACCACGGAGTAGGTCAGCCGTCCACCACGTGTGTGCTCCCAACTTTCAATCTCTTCAGGCCATGTGTTCTTCGCAACCTTCTTCGGCCCAACGACCAGGGCCGTGCACGCGAGCATGTTGTGCAGCAGCTCAAGGAATGCCGTAAGGGCCGAGACGGTCTTTCCGAGCCCCATGTCGATCCAGTTGGCCGTGCCATCGCTGTTAGGCCGCAACGTCTGCATCCACTCAACCGCGCGCTCCTGATAGGCACGCAT